CGCGCTGAGCACGCAGCGCAGATGCGCGACTGGATCGCCACCCGGGGCGGTATCGCCAAGTGGCAGTCCGCCGACCTGTCCCGCCCGGGCGACAGCTGCCTGACCCCGGCGCTGGCTGCCGACGGCACGCCGACCACCAAGCCCAGCTGGCACTACAGCAACGCGCCGGCCGTGATAGTGACCGACCCGGCACAGGTGGGGATCTACGCCGAGGAGCTCTACAAGGCCGTGCCGGTGGCCCTGCGCCGCTCCAGCAACGGTCTGAGTCTCAAGATCACCGACGCCAGTCAGCGCAAGGTCGATCGGCTGCTGGCTGCCTGCCGCGACAAGCACGGCTCGGCACACTACCGCAAGGGCGTCCTGCCCGACGTGACCGCCAGCATCGGGGTCTTCTACACCACCACACTGGAGCCACTGAAATGATTCTCATCTACACCTCGCCGGGGTACCTCCTCGGCGGCAAGCGTATCAACCACCCGATCACCGGGCCGACGGTCGAGCTCTACGCCAAGTACCCGGCGGCGCAGCATCCCCGGTGGCAGCGGCTGGTGTCCCTCACGATCCCACAGGAGGCCCGCCAGCGGCTTGCGGAGTTCTTGGGGGCATCACCCCCTTACCCGGAAGCTCCGGGCGGCGCAAGGAGCCAGCCATGACCCCCTCCGAGCTCTGCCAGATCCTCGACGACATGCAGATCACCACCCGGGACGCGGCGGCCGAGCTGGGGATCCACGAGGTGACGTTGCAGATGTACTGCCGGGGGGTCCGCTACCCCAGCCATGGTGGCGGCGTCATCGCCGTGGTCCCGAAGCTGGTGGCCAACGCCGTTCTCTCGATGCACCGGCGCCACTGCGGCTGCTCCGACTGACAACCCACCCCCGCCCCACGGTGCCTGCCCGGTGCCGTGGGGCTTTTTTACGTCCACGTGGGGGTTTCCCACGACATGGCGGAACGGCCGGAACACGGCGGTACGCTCCGCCAAGGATTTCCCTTTGTTTTCATACTTATGGCACTACGGCGGTACTATTACTATATCTAAGAATAAATAAATAAATAAATAAAATATAAAAAAGACGGGAATAATGGAAAAACCTTCCGTGTTCCGCCAGAAAACCCTACACGCCTACTCTCGCAACGGTTTCCAGCCGGCGGTAGTTCCGGCAAGTTCCGGCGGTATCCGCCACGAAAAAGCCCCCAGTAAAATTATGTAATTTACTGGGGGCCGTTAAACGCTAATTACTGCTGATCTGCGAGATATTTTTCTATAATTTCTTTAGCTACGCTAATTTGTGTAATTACTGAATCTCGCTTCGCGTACAAATTAAATTTACCCGGCCCATCGAGTATCGTTCCATGCGTTGTTCGCCCCTCTCGAAGGTGTGGATGCCAGTCGAAGCCTAACGATCGCAGTATTCCCCGCCGCTGGTTTCTGGGAATTGACTTCTTGGTCTTGTCGAGAAGCCTGTCCAGCGCCGCCCCTGATATCCACCCGCCGCGGAAACCTTGTAGCTCAGAATCGATTGCTTCGAGTATCTCCTGCTCGATAGGTCCCATGCTGGCGATGATCGCTGCTGAGCTGCTGCTGGTCTTTGGCGCCACTTGGCATGACCCCGCCGGATCGAACTCATCCTTCAGTACGTACTGCGTTCGCAGCCACCAGTTCATGATAGCGAACCCGTAATTCTCCCCACCGGCGGCATATGCGCCCCTCCCGTAACACCAGTTATAGAAGTCCATGAAATACTCACCAGTCATACCTGCCCGCTTCTTGTCCTCCGCGCCGGTGATTGGTTGCTGCGCCGTGTAGAAGATGGCGTAACGCCTCGTGTCTGTTGTCACCGGGACACCGTCCGGGTGGTTGGTACACATCAGACCATTGGCCCGGTTGTCCTCCATGGTGTGATCTACACCTTTCCGCTCGACCTGCAGGCTGTCATTGGTGACGATCGGCTTCATCTCCTCGAGGAACGCCCGCCGCCCGGGAACATAGACCTCCTCGAAGCCGAGGAACAAACAGGCGATGATCCACGCGTTGAACTTAATCCCGTTCTTGGCCAGCTCCCCGGTGTTTGGTAGTTGGCTGTATCGCTTTCCGACGCAGTGCTGCAGCAGCCGGATAAATGCCGTCTTTCCGTTTCCTTCGGCGCCCTGCAGTACCGGCCACCATTGAAACTTGACCCCGGGATTGCGCAACATTGACGCCATGTAGGTCAGCAGGATGTCACGATCGCGTGCGTCAGGCAGCATCTTCTCCATAAGACGTAGAAACGGACCGGGGTCACCCTCGATCTGTCGCGTCTCGATCGGGGAATACATATTGACGTACTGTCTCCCTTCCAGCGTCGCGACAGTACCCTCCTGCAACTCCGGTCGGAATAGACACCCATGAACCTTGGGGAATTCGATTGCCTGCGACTCGAGGAAGCACTCCCATGCGCTACGCACCGTCCGTGCATTGGTCGGATCCATCACGAAACTACGCCCGCCGTAGGTGGCGTTAAACCGCTGCTGGTCAAGCAAGTCCCCACCCGGTACCAGAATTCGGTGCAGCGCTGTCACATAGACACACCCGAAAAAGTATGCCATCTGCGCCGGCGGGAACAGCAGGGTCTCGTCGGTGATAGCCACCGCTGCGGCGGTAACTCCGACCGCCGCATGCACCGCAGGTGTCGGTTTCACCCGCATCTCGGCCACCGCGGGCTCCAGCCGCATCGTCCAGTCAAGCATGTGCTGGTAGCTGGGTGTTGTGCGCATTTGTTTCAACTGCAAGAAGTCAGCCCCAGCATCCGCAGCACCGAAGCAGTGGATCCGAACGAGATCGAAGAGGTTGGTCTTCCGGTTGCGGCACGGGTCGGTTGCGTGCTTGCTGACAACATGCAGCCGGTCCTCGGTGATGAATGCGCCACCCTCCGACCCGCCGCCACGCAACCACGTCAGGCGCCACTCGCTGCCACCCTCGAACTCGAAATGCCCGGCAAGTGTGGTCTCGATGAGTTGCTCGATCGTGTACGCCCGGCAGAACGCCCCGATCGCCCCGGGCTTCTCGCGCGGATCCGTGACGTCGTAGCGTCCATCATTGTCACGCGATGCTGCCGCAGCCGTCGCAGGGTCTATGGTCAGCGCCACAGGTCCGCCAGCAGACAGCCCGCACCGGCGAGGTACGGGATCCGCCACCCCGGGTGCGAACACCGGCAACGCCGTGTAGTGCGGCTGCACCGCATTGAACACGCTGCCGTCGATCTTGTTCCCGTCAGGATCATGCCCGCGGCGCCATGCGTACAGCTGGAGGCTGGTCATCGGAGTGCTGAGCCAGAACCAGACGTGGGCCTTGAGCAGCCCCGCGTTGCGTGCGTGCCCCGCACCGCTGGACAGCTGCCAGTGATACCCCGCACCGTAGAAGCACGGCGGCAAGTTGGCACCGATGTAGGCCTGTATGGCACGCTCAGGCTCAGCGATGGGATCGATGCCTGCCGGTGGCGCGTAGTCGTCGATGTCGATCATCATCCAAGGCAACGGCTGGTCGTCGAAGTTCTCTAGGATCCTGCGAGCCAGCCCGTCCGAGGTCAGCCCCGGCTCGAGCAGCCCGGTGCGCTTGGTCAGATGCCGCACCGTGCGTGCGTGGGCATCGCCGCGGTACATCCCGCGGATAACCATGAGCTGCGGATTGTGTTGGATGATAGTGAGCAGGTTGGACAGCTCGGTGAGACCGGCCACGGGAGCCTGCGACACTTGGTACCCGTACCCGGCGTCGAATCCAAGAATACTGCCGTCCGCGAGCCATGTCTTCGTGGCCACGTTGCTGCTAGTGAGGATGGTTATCATGATGTCACCGCCCGAACCGGTGCTGGCGGGCGGTGTCTGCGGCCATCTGGTTGAATGGAAGTTCGCGGGTACCCGTGCCGCGTTCTGTTTTCATAGTTCGCGGATCACCCATGACCATGCGAAACCCGACGTGAGCTGCCGTTGCGTCGCGCATCATAATGTCATATTTTGTTTCGGGGTATTTGCTGCGCAGGTACTCAGCGTATTGCCTGACGATATCTTCATCCGTCGCGCGGGAGATGACATGTGACGCAGCTTGGCATGCAAACCAATTGTGATCTGCTGGATGACTATTTTCTTCGATAGGACGAATCCCGACAACGATGTTTTTTCTGAGAGCGCTTGCGTGGCCTAACTCAACCAAAGTTCCGTATGATGTTGGGTCAGTCAAAAGCGCAAAGAACTCATCGCAATCTACAACACCACCTATGCTTTTGCGATAAATCGTGCTGTTGTGATCGCTGTAATCCCACGTCACAATGCCATGCAAATACCCGTGCTCAGACTCGCGACCTTTCCATGGGCCAATGTAGTTGATGCGAGTCCCGCGCAAAGACATGTCTACTGATGGTGAAAAATCATAATTCTCGTTATATTCCGGGTATGCCGCAAACCTGAAGCCGTGGTTGTCCATATTGACATCCATCTTGCGCCAGCATTGCCCGGGTGTTTTGTTGTCTTGTGGCGGACCCATCTTGCCTGCCATATAAACCCGAGGGCGTTGCGTGATGTATTGCTCCTCAGTATCTGGTTTCACCTCGACGAACTGGTTGTAGTCCGGCAGCCAGAAGTCTGGAAGGTAGCGTTGCCCGTCAGACAGCGTGAAGCCTTCCGACTCGTAGGCCCAGCGTATTTTGCACAGGTCGAAGTACAGCGCCCAGCGTGCCTCCAACCGGCTGCGGAATCGGTAGCCGGCATATTCAGTTTCAACAGGGGTAAGTCCGCCCGTGGCGGCAGGTGTGGTGGTCATGATCCGGTTCCTAGAGTTGAGTGAGTAAATGTCGGCGGCAAACGCTGGAACGGCGATGCCCTTGCGCGGGCTCCCCCGACCGACGGCAGTAATATATCACGTCCGGCGCGGGCTTATATGAGTGACCCAGCCGCCTCAGCCCGCAGTTCCGCCGGTGCCCGTAGCGCGTGTGGATCCCGCAGCGCCAACCCCTGCGCGATGACAGGCAGCACGTGGTTGGCCACAGCGGCGCGTTGTATTGCGCGCCTCAGGCATACCATCGTTCCAAACATTTCCGACACCAACGCCGGTGAGCACCCGGCAGCCAGTGCAATGGCATCACGTGTGACGTGCGTGTATCCGACGTCGCAGGCGAGACGCAGTGCCACGGTCAGTATCTCGTCATGCCGCGCGCGCCGGCTCATGCGGGTGCGTGTCACGAGGCGGCACCGAGCTCGGTCAGCCCGGTCAGCGTGTGCGCTGCCTTGGCGATGTCCTGCATACCACCCTTGTCACGCTCCCGGGCGAGGTACGCGATCGCGGTGCCCTTCATGTAGCCGCGGAACTCCTCCGGTGTCAGCCAGTGACGCAGCACTTCCCATGGCTGGTAGTCCCCGAGCTTCTTGTAGTGATCCCCACCCACCTGCGTGTCGAGGGCGCTGGATGTCACGCCACGTGATGCCATACGCTGCCCACAGGCAACAACCCGGCACGAGACGCAGCGCTTGACGCGTGATGCGACGAGCGTGTCTTGCCCCAACAGGTCGTCCTGACATGGCTCCACGGGCTTACATATATGGTTCGTGTGATGCGCGGGGTATGTCAGGTCGCACTCGGGGCAGGTTCTGGTGGTGGCCGTCGCAGTCATATGCTGCATCGCTTCCCGTTGTTTGCATTGCTCAACACTGCATCGAGTACAATTTCGTTTTCTATCCAGCAGCGTAGTGTCTTGCGCCAACGGGTCGTTCTGGCATGGGTTCATTGCTTCGGTACTCCTTCGGTTGGTAGTTGTTCGAGCATCAGCAGTTGCCTGCCGGCATTGACCAGATGCTCCAGCGGTCCGGTCATTATGGTTCCGTGCGGTGTTACCAGCACATAGTGCCCATCCCTGCGTGCCTCCTCCAGCACGTCTAGTACGTCCTCGCCGGTCATAGCTCCCTCTCCCCGTTGGTGATGATGGCATACCCACCTAGCGAGCGCACCAGTGTCTGCCAGTTGCGCTGTGCCTTGGCCACGCGCCCGTCGGTAGCCTTGCACTCAATACTGGCAAAGACGCCCAG